GCCTGTATAACAGTAATGCGTTTGTGCTCTTCGAAAGCAGCAATCACCTTACTAATCAGCCTCGTCTCTTTGAGAGTGAATGCGAGGACTTTATCGCAGAACGGTCGGACAACCGGCATCTGCGGGTACTGGAAGGAATATGCCAAGGCTTTTGCAGCCGCCAGTGCTTTCAGTTTCTTCTGGCTACTATTGACATATGTCTGTGACGACCAACCGAACCTACACATGACTCGAACTGGATCGCATAGTTGTTCGAGTGTCTCCTCAGGTCGGACCATGCCGCAAAACACGGTCTGATAGAGAAAATTGTAAGTTTTCATCTCCTTAAGCTTGAGTCCCATCTGTTTGATGAGGTCCTGATCCCAAGGCTTTGGATGAGCTGTTACGGAGTCATCTCCTTCTACGACAGCTTTCAATTTCATGTTCATTTTCCAAGCCATAAACTCGAAGAACATTAAATTCGAAAACCCATTTGCCAACGAGGTGTCCATCTCACCAGACATTCTCGTCGCTAGCAGTACTATGATCAGGAGTCGGTTCTCACAGACGTTCTTCTCCTTGAGATAACGCATCCACCACACGAAAACCTTTCCTGCCACACCTGCTGTACTAACCATCCACCTATACAACTCAAATTGGCACGCATCCATCAGCGGCTTCTTGAAATGAGTTTCAAAGGCAGCGAAGTCCACTTCGGAGTAGAGCCATCCCGGCGTCTCTAACGTCTCCTTCATGTATTCGGCCCTGAGATTGACAGGGACTTTCTTGATAAATTCTTTATTTGCAAACACCACTTTTTCTATTCGCTTCAGAATAGGTCCGACTAGTGTCTTGAACATATCAGATCGAGAGTTGATCATCCTAGCATGCTTAAATTCGTCATAAAACTCATCCTTCATGAACATTTTAACTCTAAGAATTTTGGTCAACTTCTCAGTATGAGACTGCTCCCACGCTTCACGTAGCTCTCTCTTCCGAGCCTCAGTGTATGGTGCCGATTCCAGCCATTCTTCTAGACCGTAATCAATATCGTCCAAAGGTTTATAGTGGCTACGAACGTAGCTCCTAACAAACACCCTAAATTCATCTATCAATTGGCATTCATCCACATCAGAAGCAAATCTCTTTAAGCCTCCAGCTGCCAAGGTCGTTGAATCACTTGGATCAGCATGAGGAGGCGCCACACCCTCAACGTGGCAGCCAAGAGTCACAGCAACTGGTGGCCGCTCGCGTTTCTGGGGGTTGATTCTGAGCGTCATATGTGTGCCTGGCTTGGGATCCAATAGCTCAGCTAATGGTACCTCACCGACCCTATAACCCCAGAGCCTGACCTTCGGGTCTACGAGGACAGGCCTTGGACAAAATCCAAATGCTTGGCACGCCTCATCAATTGGACAATGACACCAGCCTGGAAAGTCCTGTCGTTCATGTTTTGATTCATGTCGTCAGTTGATACTTCGTACTGTGTTCTCAATGTCCTAAGCTGATGAGTTGTAGCCATAGCTTCGTCCATCGCGCCCGTACTAGCATGGGCGGTTAACAGCGTGCCGAACAGATCATAGTTGATCTCACCAAAGTCTTTGTAGATCCAACTATTAAGTCCTGGCATCGCGTACCCGTGCTTAAGGGTGGCCACGGCAACACGTGGTTGCTTGACCGACGCCGTAAACACTCTATTGGTGGCAGCCCTCTTGTCAGTGGTTTCCAATCTGACAACCTTGCCGCTAACCGAATAGTGACGTGGGAGGTTGGTGAATAGGTACGCACCTAAACCCAACACACTAGGACTAACAACGCGCTTCAGCATTGCAGCTATAGTTGCTTGAGGGCAACTCCTATATAGCCATCCTATCTTCCCATGGGAATGTAAAGCCTTGAATCCGACCTTAACGAACTCGGCCTCCCTAAGCATCTTATGAACATCCCCCTCATAAAGAGCTTCCCTAAGCGCCTGTCTATCAATCAGGGCACGCTTAAAGCTAATCCACCACCACTTCAATAATCCGCCATATTTCGTATGGCCCCATAAATCAGTGTCCTGAACGCGATCGGCATAGCGACCCACGTCCGCAAAGTCAAAGTCAAGAGACAACGGAACGGCCAAACGGACCTTCTGTCCCGGCTCAACAAAGTGACTAAGACCTCCAACCATGGCATTACAAGGTCCAACCTTACCAGGAAGAAACCTAGATAACTTGGAGACAACACTTCTCGCAATGCTGTCCCCGTAATACCAGACCATGCCTGCTGTCAGTCCGCAGGCTATGAACCCCCCAACATGCCACCACGTCTTGAACCATTTAGAATTGTATTCATAATGGAACACTACTGGGGCATCTGGAGGCGTGGTATCCCTATCCAGTTCAGCTACCATCCCTCTAACACCCTCGGGTGTAGAGACGGCATCGACTGGCCGGATAACTGGAAGATCCACAAAAGTCGGATCAACCTTCAGGGGTTCGGGTTTGGGTTTCTTAGATTCCACCAAACCTCGGGGGTCACCAATCTCACTCGCCTTGGTATCGGAGTCTTTAAGACGGTCGGTTCTAGCAGCCTGTATGCATGAACCACAAGTGTACCCTTTGGCAAAGGGACGCTTGCACCCTGGGCACTCACCCATTTCCTCGCCCTTATCATTATAGACAACCTGAACACGGGGTGCCTGTAAGGGTTTACCACTGGAGAGAGCTTTGATCGCCTTCAAAGCTTCAGTCCTCTTGTCTGTCTTCTTTGGTGTCTTCATGTCCTTAGACTCCGCAGGAGTGGGGTCAACCTTCTTCTCAGGTTGAGATGTTGACTCAGGCTTCTTCTCAGCTTGAGCGGGCACCTTTGCCTTAGGTGCCTCCTTAATCAACCCCCCATCAAACAAGTCAGACCACGAAACTGGCGCACTCGTGGTCTTACTGGCCTCAACGATGGATTTGGCTTCCTCCGCTGTAAGCTTCAGCTCCCCATCATCAGAGACAGGAGACGGGTCTAGATCAATAATATTATCATGTTCTTGATCCACCTCATCACCCCCACCTCTGACAATGTCGTCACGCGCATTGACGACGGCCTGGAAATGGATGCCTCGGTGATAAAACCTGACGAATGGCACCTTCCCGTTCCTTGAATCGTACTTGAAAACTCTCTCACGGTTGCTATCGTAGACCTCAACTATACAATTGAGATACTCAGCTACCGCCCAACACAAGCCAGTATCAGCAAACTCCCCGTCTTTACGGTAGTTTCCAATCTCACCGGCCTTGTGTAGGGACTTGACAAGTTGTCCGTTAACGTACCTGTAATCAGGGTTGTGAACAATCCAATCAAGAATGCCGACTTTATAGTCGGCCCATTGATTTTCATCACCACTGATACATCTGGCAATGACCCTCCAGAAACAATTTCCGTCGGGTTTAACGTCAACAACATACTTGTTGAGACCCAAATACTTCTTAAGAGAGACGCCGTAGTCTCTCCTAGACACCTTACCACCACCAACCAACTTCGGCCTCATGTCCGGAGGGGCTAGCGCCAGAGTCTCGATGTCAGACCTGACTTTCTGGTCCTTGAGCAACTTATCAAACAACTTGAACCCCCCCTCAGAGATAGTTATCTTAATAATTGCTGACAGCACCAGACATTCCGCTGCCAAGGCCTTATAGGTACGCTTGACAGCCCTAGAAGTGTCCTTCTTGGGCTTTTCAGCTACCTTGCCTTCCCTTGTGGCCTGCTTGCTAAGAGTCTTGGCTTTCTCAAATTTACGTTTGTTAAAGCTAGTCATCTTAGCAGCGGCCAAGACGTTCACTTCCTTCTCGAGTGAACTAGAACCAAATGTTCTTACCGATTCTGCATGCGAGTCATTTTGCGGCAACACGCTTTGCATATCAGTCTTCGTGATTATCAACCCTTCAAGAGTGCCGATGCTTTTACGCAATCTAGCACCCAGTGGTACATCCATAAACACGGTATCCAACACATCTTTACCAGCCGAGCGGAGGATTTTGTTGCCCACACGCATGAGCTTAGTCCTCTTCTTCATAACCTTGCTGTAATTGGTCCTGACGCGGAACGCAGCGTTCTCTGCATTCCGGGCCCGCCTTTCAGCTATGAACTCCTTAGGTTCATTTTTAATGTCCGTAGACTTCTTTTGGCGTTTGTGTGCTCTTAGCTCCATCACTTGTGAGCGAATAAGTGATAGGTACGGTATTCACCGGTTTGACCTCAACAGGTCGTCCTTGCCCCTCCGACGCAAGGATTCCGTCCAAGCCCAAGGCCTGGCCCGCGACATGACTGCCAGCACCGCCTCCAACCAGCGGTGGAAACATGCAGCCTAAAC